CTCATATCGAGATGATATTTGTAGGTCCTCATCTATAGAGACACCAAGGACATTACTGACCTCTTCTTCTGTGTACTCTACCCTACGGTCAAGCCAGACATAGAGTCTACCCATAGTAGACATTAATCTTCTGGCTGTCCAATGGAAAAGGCCCATGGTGTAGAAAGTAAACCACTCCTACTTGGACTTTTTGGGTTTCTGTGTACACCTAGGTCCAAAGTGTAGTGTTCTCGTTCTTCTCTTCTATATTTGTACTGTTCATTTTCAACCCTCTTCGCTGAGCGGCTTGGGTAAGGCTATTTCACATACCGGGCAAGTTACCGGCCCGCCCGACCCCCAGACTTCCCCCGAGCCTTCACAAGAAGGGCATGTTTCCCCAGCAGGGTTCCCATATGTATTGTACTTCGACCCCTTCTTCACCCCTGTCTCACCCTTCTTCTTGGGCTTGGCACCAATGGAGATGACCATCACCATGCCGGGCTTGTGCTTGTGCTTGGGCATACTATCTCCTCGCCTTCTGCCAGAGTGATAGGCACTCAGGGCACTCCCAAATAAGTATTCTCTCTGATTTGTCGTTGACATATCGTCCTTCGATACGCTTTGCTAGTACGAACTCACCACAGCCAGGACATTCCTGACTCAGTCGCTGTACTAGTTCTCCCATCAACAATCAGTCCCATCAGTAAAGCCATCTTGCTCCTTTAAGTGGAGATAAGACTGCTTGACTAGGTTGTATTGCTGTTTAGTACCAGCATTATTCAACTCAAACTTCCCGTTGAATCCACCTACAGGCGATGCCCCATCTGCGTAAGCATCATCGCTTGCAAAAATCTTCCCGTTGTAATGTACATCGAAGACTGTGGTTGTGACAGTCTCCCCATCGACTTCCTCCTCGTTGACTTCCTTGCTCACTCTAACATCTTTGATGATGCAATGCGCATACTCACATGTTATTCCGTAGTTCGTTTCATATTCTATTCTTAGTGCCATTTAGTTCACCATCCATTCAGGTTTTGTTGGTATGTTATCATACGCTTCCTGTGGAGTACTATAGTTCTGCGGCAGGTCAAGTAAGTCTTGTCTGTATTGTTGTAGCCCTGCCTTCTGTGTATCTGTTAAACCATCGTAAACAATTGAGAGTTGATACACATCCATCCCTTTCAATAGTCCTTGTCTAATCCCTCTTAACTCATCCCATTCCATTTAATCACCTCATAGATTGTACTTAACCCAAAGAATTGCTTG